TTAAACCCCTCGGCCGCGGACGAGCTGAAGGATCAGCACGATCACCGCTACTACCAACAGGATATGTATCAGGTTACCGACCGCCGCCCCGGCAAAACCGAATCCCAGCGCCCATAGAATCAACAGAATTAATATAATTGTCCAAAGCATGACATTTGTCTCCTTTTATTAGTTTTCAAAACTTTAAGAATCTCACATCCACGTATTGTGTATTGCTTCGATACGTTTTTGTTTTCCCGGAAAACTATTCGCAAGTAACGTGCCACTCTGATTTTGGATTTTAGATTTTGGGTTTTGGATTATAAAAGATCAGTAGTCAGTAGTCGGATAAAGAAAGCCGAAGACAAATCAGTAACAGGTATAACCCCTACGATTTGATTCACGAATCCAAAATCTAAAATCCAAAATGAGGCTGAGATGGTAAGAGGAGGATAGGCCAAGGACACCTGGGGACGGGGTAGGAGCGTTTTGAACCGGGTCATTAGGTCATTGAGTCATTGAATCATTGAAAGATTGAGAGATGGGAAGATTGGAAGATTTAGTGATTGAAAGATTGTTTCAATCACTAAATCACTAAATCACTAAATCACTAAATCACTAAATCACTAAATCACTAAATCACTAAATTACTCCTGCTGCTGATTCGGTTTTAGTATGCCGGCTTCGACGTGTACGCTGCCGGCTTTGAGGTCGGGCCGTTTTTCGGGGACCGGTACTGAAAGCGTGGTGCCCGGGTTTATGTCCCTGTATCTCTCGCCGGTGACCGACGCGATAACGTGCGCCTGGGCGTACCAGCCGGACATCGAGAACAAACCCTGGTCGTTCATTTCGTAGAGGACCTTTGCGCTCGATTCGAACTCGGCCCCGGATTTAAGAATGTACCCGATCAGCACATCGCGGTTTTCGATCTTTACGGCAACGTAATCGATGTGGATATAAGATTTCCCGGCCAGGCCTTTCCCGAAGCCGCTGGCGGTCTGGAATTTGCTGACTTTGTGTTTCCCGTTCGAAGGCACGACCTTCCACTTGTAATTCTTTATATCCGCGAGAAACAGCGCGGCGACGGTCTGGGTGAGCGAGGCCAGGTACTCGTCGTTTACGGGCGTTTCGGGCACCGCGACGAAGAGCCCGAGCGGGCTCCGGATGTAGGACATATAGGCGAGACCGGCGCCGGGCGAACTGTTAAGCTCGAACTCGTTTGGGACTGAGAATTTTACATCGCCGACGCTCGAGTATGCCTTATGCCCGGGGTCCTGCAGGGCGGAGAGATCGAGCTGGGCGGACGCCAGGCCGGCGCCGAATAATATAAGTATGAGGACGGATGAAATACGAGCTAGGTTAATATTGCTGACCATATTTTTTGACGAGCGTATCGTGATCGGATGATTGAGTGATTGAGTCAGCGGGTGATCGAGTCACTGAGTCATTGAATCAATCAATCAATCAATTACTTCCGCCGCCGTCACTCGAACCGGTTCCCGTGCCATGGCCCGTGCCCCTGCCCTCGCCGGAGCCATAGCCTCCACCATGGCCCGAGCCCGAGCCACTGCTATCGCCAATGCCCGATCCGTAACCGCAGCGCCGGCCCTCGTATTTACAAGGATTGACCCCTCTGTGAACTCCGATCCCGCCCTTTGTTTCGAGGCCCTTGGTCTCGGTGATCTCGAATAGCGGCACCCGCGTGTTCACGCCCTCCGGGACGCGCTCGAGCACCGATGCGAAAAACCGGCCGACGGCGACGATCCGGGCCTCGTCCGGCTCGGTCTGCCGGACCTCTTCGAGCAGGCCGCGGCAGGAAGGGTAGCCGGCGTCGCAGGCCAGGCGGACCCATTTATTGAGGCAGGCGTTGTCGGTAAGCGAGCTCGACCCGGCATTATTGAACTCGATATTGGCCTCGATGCGCACTATTTTGCCGTCATATCGCTCGGGCCGGCTCGCGAGCGCGCAGACGCTGACCGTTTCCGGCGGAACGCCCAATTCATGGAAACGGTCATCGCGCACGACCTGGATATCCGGGAGCGGCATCAGGAAATACGCGGCCAGCGTACCGATAATAAATGTAAGAACTGCGGCAAAGGGTTTCAGGTAAAGCATAAGAATACAGAATACAGAAGTCAGAAGTCGGAAGTCAGAATACAGAAGTCTGAAGTCAGAATACAGAATTCAGAAGTCAGGAGTCATAAGTCGGAAGTCAGAATAAGAAACTCCAACAACGAACAACGAACAACGAACAACACCTATTATTAACAGATAGGATGCAATTGCAAGGGTTTTAGTTGGAGCAGGGAGGGGAATTGAATGATTAGATGATTTAGTGATCGAGTGATTGAAAAAAAATGAATCAATGATTCAATCACCCAATGACCCAATTAGGCGGCCTTCTTTTCACCGTCCAACCCCGTGACCCATTCCTTGAACGATTCTTCATAGACGAGCCAGCCGATCGAGGTCGGGCCGCTGCCGGCGGTTTCGAAGGTGCCGTCCTCGCACATGTTGACGAGGGTCGCGCGGGAGAGCGGCGGGATGATGATCCGATGGATCTTGATCAGGCGCTCGATCTCGGAGAGGCGGAGTTTTGGGCGAGGATTAATATCAAACGTTTGTTGTGATTTGTGCATTGTCGGTAATTCGTGGTCGGTAGTTAGTAATTAGTTGTTCGTGGTTAGAGTTTATTGTTCTTAAATGAACTCAATGAACTGTTCTACCGACCACGGACAACGAACTACGACCCAATCTTCTATTTTATCGATTCCTCCAAAGTTCAACAGATCAGAGGACATATTAAAAAGGGCAATTGTTTAGGCAGGGCCTATCGCCTACTCTGATAGTCGGGCCGGGAGATGCCCGGCCTTTCCCCGGCCCGGCGGACGATATATAAGAGGCGGAAGAAATAAACAAGCGAAAAACGGTTCGCCCAATATCGTCCGATTGTTATAAATATAATACACCCGTTAAGAATATCTTACAAGTGCCTATCCACCGATTTTTGGATTTTAGATTTTAGATTTTGGATTTGAAACCCTAAGCGCCCGCACGAAATGAAGAGTGCGCATCAGCAGGTGTGCGGGTTTTCCAAGATCAAGGTCAAAGTTTCAGGATCAAAATCAAATCAAAGATCAACGGTCAAAGATCAAATCCCAAACCCAAAACCCAAAAATTGAAATGAGTTTCTCTGAGAAGGACAAATTAAAAGCGCTGGCGATCGTGCATATTTTCGAGACCTCGAAGGCTTTTGGCGATTACGGGGCGTGCGTGGTGCTCAATGACGGGGCCGGAGTTTCGTACGGCATCAACCAGTTTACGCACCGGTCGGGGTCGCTGCTCGAGGTGGTGACCGCCTATTTCAGAAACGGCGGGACCCTCGGGCGGGCCGCTATCGAGGAGGCGGTGCCGCTGCTCAGGCAAAAAGGCCCGGGCGCGATCGGCGAGCTGGCCGGTGACACGCGGTTCAAAAAGGCCCTGAAGGCGGCGGCGCTGACCAGCGAGATGCGCGCCGCGCAACACGAGATCGCCGAGAAGCGATACCTGCATCCGGCGGTGGAGGCGGCCGAGGGGTCGGGTTTTGTGCTGCCCCTTTCGCTAGCAGTTATATACGATTCGATAAATCACGGCTCTTACGCGCGCATTCGCGACCGGGTAAAGATCTCGAAAAAGAATTATTCCTCTCTCCTGGAGTTTGAAAAGGCGTGGATCTATTCGTATGTGAAGAACCGCGACGCGTGGCTGGAATCGGTCCCGAGGCTGGCCGTGACCGATTACCGGACCGACTTTTTTCTGGCCCAGATCGCGCGCGGCAACTGGATGCTCGAGCTGCCGGTGAACGTTCACGGGCTGAAGCTCAGCGAGGTAAGCGGCGGGCAGCGAGAGGTAAGCAGTGAAGAGCGCGGGCGGGTCGCCCACGCAACAGCCGCCGGGTCGGCGGCGGTACAAGAAGATTCGGCGGTTGAGCCGTTAGATCAGCCCACAGAAACCCTTGCGATACCCCAAATTTCCCCTGACACCCTGCCAGAATCCCCTGAAAACGCCCACATTACGGCTCAACCGCCGGATGTTTTCGGAGGAGCGGGTGGAGAAGAGGAGAAGAGGAGTGGAGGAGACGAGGAGACGGCTGGTTTAAATGAAAAAGGCGGAATTCTTACCCGGGCCGGCGAAGTCCTGGATACCGCGGGCTCGAAATTCGACCGGGTAAACGAGGTCGTTTCGGGGCTCGGCCAGCGCAAGGACGCGGCCAAATCGCTCTGGACGACCGTGGGAAGCACGATCTGGCAATCGGTCTGGGCGGTGATCGCTTTTATCATCGGGCTGCCCCGCGAGGTGTGGCTGACGGTGGCGGTGATCGCCGGCGCGTTCATGCTCTATTACCTTTACCGGCAGATCAGCCTGGGGAAGATCCGCGAAACCCAGTCCAAAGTCTAAAGGCCAATGTCCAAAGTCACTCGTTTTTGACCTTGGACTTTGGACCTTGGCCCTTGGACTAACTTTGAAATGAAACCTGTAAGCCAACAAATCACGACGGGAGGCGATGGCGACTGCCTGAGCGCTTGCATGGCAAGCTTGCTCGAGCTCGAGATCGGCCGGGTGCCGAAATTCCGGCGCGATCACGGACCGGTAGAAATGATGCCGGCGGTGAGGAAATGGCTTAGCGAGACTTTCGGCCTGTCGCTGATCTGCGTCTATCTTGAAAAGGTCCCGGTCAAGCTCTTGGGGGCCGCGCCCGGGCAATTATGTATCGCCGTGGGCCTGAGCCCGTCGCGCGGCGGGCTGCGTCACGCGGTGGTCGGACGTCTCAGCGATGGCGGCCGGGCCTTTGAGATACTACATGACCCGCATCCCTCGGGAAAGGGGATAAGCGGCCAACCGATCGCGCTTTTTTTTCTGGTTCCGGTCGATATTGGCCCCAAATCTCGAAGTCCCAAAAGCCGCAAGTCGGACCCCTTTAAACTCAAGAGGTCATTTTGAAAACTAAACCTGGGCAGTTCGTAGTCCGTGGTCCGTGGTCCGTGGTCCGTTGCTCGTAAGGCTGCGGCACCCATTGATGATTAACACCAACCACGGACAACCGACCACGGACGAACAAATTGTTCGACGCCTTCAGCGTCGGATACAAATCGGCGGCCTTACCCAGGGTATCGCTCGTTTCACTCGCTCTAACCCTGGGCTTTAATGTATGTCGCCGTTGGCGACCGGAAAGAATTTCTTACCTCATGCAAGATACAAAAAACATTATGCTCGCCGGTTTGAGCAGCTTGACGTCTTTTTTTGCGGTGATAGAGACGCAGACCCTTATCACTATTATTTCAGCCATTATTTTGCCGATACTTTTCTTTTGTGTCGGTAAGGCCGTGGATGTGATGGTGCAGATACGCTTTCGGCAGATGGCCGAGAGAAGGAAGACCAGGGAGATTGAATCATTGAATCAGTGAAATCATTGGATGATTGGATGATTGACTGATCGGACCAATCACTAAATCACGAAATCGCTCAATGGCTCAATAAACCAAATTTATGACTATTAGAGACATATTTTCACTCGCCCTGGTTGAGCTTACGCCGCGGCGGAAGATCTACCTGGCGCTGACGATCGGCGGCGCGATACTGGTGTGCGTCATGGCCGGCTCGGCGTGGTCGCATTTTACGATCCGCGGGCTCGAGCGCGATGTCCGGGCCGCGAAAGATCAGGCCGACAACAAGCAGAAGATCGCCGATGCTAAAGAACGCGAGGCCGAAAAATACCGGCTGCAGGCGGAACGGCTCGAGGGGTCTCTCGCGGAGATCCAAAAGATAGCAAAAAAACAAGATGAAGAACTGGAAAAAATTTCTGATCAAACGGGTAATGCCCGCAATGATGCTGCTCGGGCTCGCGGCGTTCGGGCACTGGACAGCACGAGCGCAGAACTCTGCCGGCGGCTCGAAGAGCTCGGACACGGGTGTAATTAGTCCAAGGTCCAAGGTTCAAGGTTCAAAGTCGGAAGACCGTAGCGCCGCCGACCCGGCAGCTGTCGTGGGAGCGACCCCCTCCCACCTTACTACACCCGACGACCTTCAAAAACTAATAAATTCCTGCGCTGCCGCGGTCGAGGACCTGGCGAAAACCCGGATACTCGTTGACGCGCTGGAAAGGGAGAATGGCCTATTAAAAGAAAGGCTCGAGACGGAGAAGAGGACCTCGGGGGTACTGCTTGAGCTGAACGAGACGAGGAAAGCGGAGGCTTTGTCTTTAAGGGAGACGGTCGCGGCCAAGAACGAGACGATCGTCGCCAAGGACGGGGTGATCGCCGCCCAGGACAAGCTGATCGAGACGCTGAAAAAGAAAAAGACGTCGCCGTTGAAGCGGGTCCAGGATGTGCTGATCGGGGTGGCGTTGTTTGCGTTGTTCAGGTAGGCATTTTAACCGCCGATACGCCGAAGACGAGGAGTAAGAATTTACAGGGATATCAGGATGGACAGGGATAAGAAGAAAGATTTTAGCGGCTTGCCGCATGCACGTGTGGAAGGGTTTACCCTTCCGCACTGATCGTCCATTTGTTTTTTGGGGCTGCGCCCCCGCCTCGAGGCGTAGCCTCTCGGTAGAATCTAAAAGATGCACTTAACGGAAAGGCAAGCCTTTCCGCACGAACACGGGGCAAGCCCCAAAAGGCCATTTGCTGATCGACGAATAATTATTCGACGCCTTCAGCGTCGGATGCAAATGGGCGACCGCACCCAGGATACCCGCCGGCAATTTTGGATTTTGGATTTTGGATTGGAATCGAACCATCCCTTCAGCCGAACGCTGCTACTGACAACCTTCATATAATTTGTGCGCCGTGGTAATTCAAATCGAAAATCGAAAACCGAAAATCCAAAATCGAAAGAACTTCCCGATTTCCCGGACTGGCTCAAACAGGTTTCCCCGCACTGGACGTGGAATTGGGCGCACCAGATCTATCTATACGAAAAGCTCGCGATGGTAACCACCGGACAATGTAAAAGGCTGATGATCTTTATGCCGCCGCGGCATTCGAAATCGGAGACCGTCACCGTCCACTACTCGGCCTGGCGGCTGGAGCGCGAAGAGCATTTGAACATCATCCTCGGAAGCTATAACCAAAAACTGGCCAACCGTTTTTCGCGCCGGATCAAGCGCCTGGCCGAAACCAGGCTTCCCATCTCGTCGGAGCGCAAGGCGTCAGAGGAATGGGAGACCAAGGCGGGCGGGGGTGTCAGGGCGGTCGGGGTGGGCGCGGGCGTTACGGGGTTTGGGGCGAAGCTGATCATGATCGACGACCCGGTGAAGAACCGCGCGCAGGCCGAAAGCGAGCGCTGCCGCGAGAATTGCTGGGATTGGTTTAACGACGATATCTATACCCGGCTCGAACCCGGGGGCGCGATAATCCTGACCCAGACGCGCTGGCATGACGACGACCTGGCCGGCCGGCTGATCAGGGAAATGAAGGAAGAGGGGGGAGAGGATTGGACGGTGGTGAATTTACCGGCGCTGGCGGAAGAAACTGGTCCTGAGTGTAGCGCCGCCGACCCGGCGGCTGTATCGGAGGGCGACTCGCCCTCCGTCCGCGTTGAAGAAAGGGTGAGGGCGGGTCGCCCTCACGACAGCCGGCGAGTCGCCGGCGCTACGGGTGATCCTCTCGGTCGCGAACCCGGCCAGGCGCTTTGCCCGGACCGGTATGACGAGGAGGCGCTTCTCCGGATCAAAAACAAACTCGGCGCATACTCGTTTGCCGCGCTCTACCAGCAGCGGCCGATCCCGCACGAGGGAGCGCTGTTCAAACGGAAGTGGTTTACCGGCAAGATCGTGGACAAGGCGCCGAGGGGCCTGACCCGGTGGGTGCGCGGATACGACCTGGCCGTCTCGACAAAGACGAGCGCCGATTACACGGCGTCGTTCCGCTGCGCCTATGACAATGACGGCAACCTGTTTATCGCCGACGGCTTTCGCGAGCGGATCGAGTATCCCGAGCAGCGGCGGTATGTCGTGGGCCGGATGACCTCGGAGAAAAATACCGAGCACGGCATAGAAAAAGCGCTGCACGGGCAGGCGTTCGTCCAGGACCTGAGGCAGATGCGGCAGGTGCGGGGCGTGCCCTTCAAGGCGGTCAGGGTCGAATCGGACAAGTATACGCGGGCACTAGCGTGGGCGAACCTGGCCGAGGAAGGACGCGTGTACCTGGTGCAGGGCGCGTGGATAAACGCGTTTTTGGACGAGATATGCCGGTTTACGGGCCGCGGGGATGCGCATGACGACCAGGTCGACGCGGTGAGCTTGGCGGTCGGGTTATTGGCCAAGCCGAGAGGCAAATCGTTTGGATGGTAGAGGTTAGTTCAAGGTTCGAGGTTCAAAGTTCAAGGTTAGGAACCGGACCGTAGATCTGACTTAAAAAACAATAACTTCAGAAACTTTGAACTTTGAACTCTTATTTATGAATAACGACATAGAAACAGCACTAAAGAATTTCCGTACATCGAGCGACCGTTACCGTAAAGCGGAGCGATATTACAAGGGCGATCACGACCTGGCGTTTGCCACCGAGAAGTTTAAGAACGCCTTCGGGTCGATGTTCCGCGAGTTTGCGCTGAACCTTTGCCCGGCCGTTTGCGATGCCGTGCGGGACAAGCTGAAGGTTCGCGAATTCCGCGTCGAACAGGGCGGCGGCACTCTTTCGACCGACGCCTGGCGGATCTGGCAGAACAACCGGATGGGCCGGCGCTCGGGCGAGGTCCACAAGGAAGCGGTCAAGAACGGCGACGCTTATGTGATCGTCTGGCCGAACGCGCGGGGCGAGGTGACCATCTACCCGAACAAGGCCGGGATGTGTACCGCCGTCTATGACGAGGAGACGCCGGGCCGCGTGCTATGGGCGGCCAAGCACTGGCGGACGCCGGATAAACGCGTGCGACTCAACCTGTTTTACCCGGACCGGATCGAGAAATATATCTCGAAAGCGGCGAGCGAGAATACGCTGCCGGATGCCAAGGAATTCATGCCGTATGCCGAAGGCCGTAGCGCCGCCGACCCGGCGGCTGTATCGGTGGGCGACCCGCCCACCGTGCGGAAGCGAGTCGCTTCCGCGACAGCCAGCGAGTCGCTGGCGGTACAATCGGAAGGCTCCATTATTCCAAACCCGTACGGCATTGTTCCGGTGTTTCATTTTGCCAATAACGCGGATATCGGGGCGGCCGGCCAATCGGAGCTGGAGGCGGCGATGCCGGTGCAGGACGCGCTAAATAAATCGGTGCTGGATATGCTGGTGGCGATGGAGTTTGCCAGCTACCGGCAGCGCTGGGCGGCCGGGATCGAGATCGAATACGGCGAGGACGGCGAGCCTATTCCACCGTTCAAGGCCGGGGTGGACCACCTCTGGATCACCGAGAACCAGGACGCGAAATTCGGCGATTTCGAAGCGGCCAACCTCGAACAATTCCTCAAGGTAAAGGACAGCTTCCGCATGGACATGGCCTGCGTTACGGGCACGCCGATGTACTACTTTATGCAGGTTTCAGGCGATTTTCCCTCGGGCGAGGCGCTCAAGAAGGCCGAGTCGCGGTTTATCGCCAAGGTGCGCGACCGGCAGGAGAGCTTCGGCCAGGTCTGGGAAGACGTGATGGCGTTTGCGCTCGCTTTGGAAGGGAAGACGGACGCCCGGTTGTTTGCCGATTGGGAAGACCCGGCGCCACTCTCGGAAAAGGAAAAACTCGAGAACATCGCTGTGAAAAAAGAGCTCGGCCTCTCGGACGCGCAGGCGCTGATCGAGGCGGGCTACGGCGAGGTGGACGTCGAGAGGATCATGGGCGAGAAACAGGCCTCGGCGGACCGGCTGGTGGAGGCGTTTAATGCCGGGTAGTCGGTAGCTCGTGGTTGGTGGTCCGTGGTCGGTGGACAGTTCTTATTCGCGTTGATTCGTGTTGATTAGTGGTTCCAGTCTTTACGGTTATCAGGAAGTAACCACGAATCTACACGAATCAACAGGAATAAGGCACAAAATCAAAGATCAAAGATCAAAGATCCAAGGTCAAAAATCAAAGATCCAAGATCCAAGGGTCGAATCCGCAATAAGAATTTGAACGCTTCGCGTTCAGTGCGGGCGGGCCGCCCGCGCTCCCGGTAAATGACGATCGAAGAATTTCTAAAAAAAGTAAACCAGGACCGCATTAAACGCGAGGAGCGCATGACCCGCCGGCTGCTCGCGGAATACCGGCGGTTGGATAGAGCGTTGACGAATGCCTATCGGAAAGAAGGGGAGACAGGGAGAAAAGGAGAAGGGGAGACGGGGAGAAAGGGAGACGGGGAGAACCACCCCGGCGCTGAAGGGCCACCCCTCGCACGTCACGAGGGGAGCTCGGAGGGCTTGGCTAAACGCAGGCGGTTAAAGGGATTACTTGATAAGGTGAGGGCGGAGGTCGGGAAGTTTGGCAGGCAGGCCTCGGCCATTATCGCGCAGGGCCAGCAGGACGAGATCGAATACCAGAAAAAATCGGCCCGGAAGCTTCTCCAGCTGCTCGGGATAGAGAGGGCGAAAATTCCGCCGAGCGGACCCGAAAACGCTCCCGGCACGATGGGCGACGGATCGAAGCTTACCGATTATTTCAGTAAAAAGCTGGCCGGGCTGGCCGCGGACAGGGTTAGGCAGGCGGCGTCGAATTCCGCCGCGGCGAAACCCAAGGGGGTCTTGAAAAAGCTGAAGGCAAGCCACGGCATCCTGCTTAGCCGGGCCCTGACCGCCGCGCGGACCGAGACCATGCGCGCCGCCCGCCAGGCCGCGCATGATATCTACAGGGAAAACGGCATTACGGAGTGGACCTGGCACGCGCAGCTGTCGCCTACTTCCTGCGCCTTTTGCCTCTCACGGCACGGCACCCTTCACCCTATCAGCGAGCCGCTCCTGTCGCACCCGCGCTGCAGATGTATAGCCAAACCGGTCGGGGCCGGACTAGGGAGGACCGAAGCCGAGCGCGTGGAAAGAAGGTATAATGAGATCACGCGATTCGGTCATGCGGTCCAGCGGCACGGGGCGGAAATCACCTGGCAGCAGCTGCACGACCGGGCGGTGCTCGGTTACGACCCGATGACCGGTTCGAGGGTCGACGGGGTTCACGGCGGGGACCATCCACCGACGCGGCACGCTACCCGATTTGAGACCAGGGCGGCCTTTGTAAAAGCCGAGGAAACTGTCCGCGCTTCGCAGGAATTCCGCGATGAGATCACCGCCGCTTCGAGGGAGGGTAGAATGTATGCGCCGGTCAAGACGATCACGCTGGAAAGGATTTTTGGCGCCGGTTATCTGAGCCAGGTATCGGGCGTCATGAGGCGCGGCAGCTTTAATGCTCCCACCGGCTGGGACCCGACCGATTTCACCGACGGCGTGATCATTTCCCTGTTCAAGCTGGACGGCGACGAGTGGAAGCTTTACACGATGTATCCGGGCGTTAAGCCCTAAAAGTGCGTTGAGTTTATTGAGTTTCTTGAGTTTGTTGTGAAGAATATGAGTGAAGAAAAAATCCTATCAAGGGCCATGGAATACATTGCAGGGGCGCTCTATCACCGCGAAGGCCCGTATGACTGGGAAGAGGCCAGGCACTATCTCGGTCACCCTGATTTTCCGGGAAGGGAGGCGGAATTTAAGGAAGAGTTGGACGGAGCGATCGAAAACCGGACGATCACGCCCGAGCAGTATTTGAAACTGACCGATAAAGAATTTGAAACGCCTGATGAGGTAGCCGAGGACCTGCGGGCGCTCCGGGAATATATCTACGGGGAGGAAGTTCGTTGAGTTTTTTGAGTTCGTTGAGTTCCTTGAGTTTGGATCTTTAAATTGCCGTTGGCTAAAGCAGACGGCAATTTAAAAGAACTAAGATTGAGTCAGTCAATCACCCAATCAATCAATCAATCAATAAGTCAATCACCCAATCAATCAGTCAATCACCCAATCAATCAATGACCCGATCCCTTCGCTCCCTCGCCTGCCGGGGTCGCGAGAATGTTCGCGTCGATCTGGTCCTGGCCCGCGAAAATGACCTTATCCGGGGCGTTGTACCGTTTTGACGAGATACTGATATTGTAAACCTTGGCTCCCGGCAGTTGGTCGAAGGTAAACCACCCGAGCGAGCTGGTAAACGTGTGGCGCGTATTGCCCTGGAGATCGGTAATACTCACCGACATCGACCTGACCGGCATCCCCGAGGCCGTCAGGACCCGCCCCGAGACCGAGACCGGAGCCGCCGCCCACGGCGCCCCGAGCTCGAACGCCCCGATATCCACAATAGAGCTGCCGTTGCCGTCGCCGTCAAAAAAGCGCAGGTGACCGCGCTGGTCGGTGGTCAACCCGGCATTTGTCGCCAGGGTGTTGCTGCCGGCGTCGATCCCGGGGCTGCCGGGCAGCAGGGCCAGGGTCGGTATTGGGCCGCCGTTGTTCAGAAGCGTGCCGAGCAGCGGGTCAACGCCGACGAGGTCAGATGCGTGGAAAGTGAGCTGGCTGCTGCCGGATGCGGCGCTGACGATATTATTGCCGCGGCTGATCATTCCGCCAAGCATGCTGCACCGGCAAATACCCAGGGCGATGGAATTGCCCGCGTCGAGATTGGCCATCCCGCCGATATATATCCCCGGACCCGAACCGCCGGTCACGGTCGAACTTACCAGCTTGACGTTAGTGCCGGCAAAATAGATGCCGCCGACCGAATTAGCGGTCAAGGTGGAATTGTAAATGTCCACCTGTCCGGCGCCGGATTTTATAGCCACGGCCGCGCCCGTGATCCCGGGGCCCGTGTTATTCGAAAACGTCGAGCTGCGCACCAGGCTGGGGCCCGGGCCTTCGAAGGCGACAGCCGCTCCCATGCCGGGCGCGGTGTTTCCTTTTAACCAGACGCCGTCCAGTATCACCGAGCCAAGCGCGCGGATCGCGCCGCCATTATTCGGCTCGGCGGCCCCGATGCCGTTTCCGCCGGTAAGGGTGACGCCGCCGATAGCCACCGCGGTACCGGCTGCCGTGGTGAATACCCGGCTGACGTTGTTGGTCGAGATGACGATAGCGTCCGCCCCCCAGCCGCTGATCGTGATCGAACGGGTGATATTTATCTCGCCCATGGTGAGAAGAACCGGAAAATCGACCAGGTCGAGCGAAAAATCGACCGAGGCGCAATTTGTATCGGCCACGGCCTCGCGTAAGGAGCAGTCGCCGGCGAGGCAGGCGGGGTTATTCCTGTCGTCGGCCCTGGTCACGCGGCAATTGGCGGCGTAAGAGACGGTTACCGAGATGAGGAGGATCAGAATAGTGGTTGAGAATATTGTTTTCATGTCCGTTGTTCGTTGTCCGTGGTCCGTTGTTCGTTGCTCGTTAGCTTACGTCTTTTCTTAAGTTTCCAATCGAGTTTACATAAGCATTTCAATTTCGGAGCTAACACGTCTAAGATGGGCTTTAGACGGCCGATTTGCTCGGTGGTCAATAAACCTCGTTTATGAGCGCGGCGCAGTCAGTGTTGGTCTCGTTTATCGAACCTCGCGCTATAAAAACAAAACGTCTATTATCCTGAAAACCTCTTCTGCCCGTTCCTTCGGCAATATTAGCCCCGATACCATCCGCCGATCTAACGATTTGTTTACCTATGGTATCGCGCGCAAAAGTATTCCAACCCGCCACTATTTCCCAAACACTGTCCGCCAATTCCCCGGAAAGTTTATAGACCTCGAGATTTTCAAATTCGTCCTTTGTCTCATTTTTCAGCTCCTTTATTTATTGGGGAGCTGTTTGCCAACAATCCGCGGACCACCAACCACTAACTATCTGCATTTATCCTGCAAAAATATCACTAAAACGCTTATATAGTAAAGGAAATTGTTGGTGGTTCGTGGTCCGTTGTTTCCGTTTTGATTCGTGTATTCGTGTAGATTCGTGGTTACCTCCTGATAACCGGAAAGACTGGAACCACTAATCAACACTAATCAACACGAATAAGAAGTGCCCACGGACAACGAGCGACGGACCACCAGCCACGGACCATGTTAATTTTTTTGAAAAAATGGACTTACGGCCTGTAAAGAATGTTGCAACCTGCCCTTTTCGTGGTATATTTTCCGAGTATCGGGAAATTTCCCATAAAGTCTATGAACGCACGATTAAAGGAGCTGCTCGAAGAAGCCAGGATTGAGGCGGAAGAGGTAGAAGAAAGCTTACAATCACCTGCTCACGAACGGGACATCAGCAAGCTCAGGAACGAGGCAAAGGCCAAGCTCGCGGCCGACCTGCCGGAAGATTACCTCGCATTTTTAAGGGAAGTGAACGGTTTCACGCTGGACGACCTCACTATTTACGCCTCCGAGAGCGCCCCGCACGCCAGCTATCCGGAAGCGACGATCGAAGGTTTTGTCAAAATGAACCTAGCTCAACGCGATCAGAAAAAGTGCCGTGATTTCCTGATCTTCGGCGAATCGGCCAAGCTCGACCTCTACACCCAGCGCATCTCCACCGGCGAATTCCAGATCCTCGACCACGGCACACTGGAGTTGACGAAAACCGTCCCGAACTTCGATGAGATGATGATCGAGGCGCTGGAAATTGTGATGTAAAAAGTGGTTAGTGGTTAGTAGATAAGGTCCCAAATCCGAAAGCTCCCCTCCTTGGAAAAGGAGGGGTGGCGCTTTAGCGCCGGGGTGGTTCGTTTCTTTCTTCCATTCCGCAATCCCAAATCCCAAATCGGAGAGAGGCTCCCCTCCTGAGAAAAGGAGATGTGGCGCTTCAGTGCCGGGCTTTTCTATCCAAAATCCAAAATTCAAAATTGAAATGCCGAGGGGATCGTCTTATCATTTGATCAGAGTTAAACTGCATTTGATGAAATATAAAAGACGGCCATTAGACGTGCACAGCCTCCCCGGCCTTAAAACATTCCGGATCGAACTGCGCAAGCACTTGACGCCGGCCGAAGCCTCTTTATGGGACCTAGTAAAGAATTCAAATCTTGACGGGCGAAAATTCCGTCGTCAACATAGTGTCGACAAGTACATATTGGACTTTTATTGCTCATCCGAAAGCCTCGGAATTGAGCTGGACGGCGAAGGCCACTATAATGAGCACGCATATGAGTATGACTATGAACGAAAGCTATTTCTGCTCCATTTCGGGATCAAAGTAATACGTTTTGAAAATAAGCAGGTTTTCGAAGAACGTGAATACGTAATTCACTGGATCCGGGAATGTTTTGGCTGGAAAGAGAGAACCACCCCGTCAGCCGAAACGGCTGCCACCCCTCCTTTGTAAGGAGGGGAGCTTTTGCCCGATTTTGATTTAATTTCCAATCGCTAAGGTCCGAAACTTAGCCAATCTAAATCCAAAATGAAAAAGGCCGCGGTATTTCTACCGCAGCCCGAATTCCGTAAAAAGCGAATCCTTAGATCTAGTTGCCGCGTCGTCCGTTGCGGCCGTTGTCATTGCGGTCGCGGAGTCGCTGCATAGTTTCGCGATAGCCGCGCTGGAAGCCCGAACGGTAAGCCGACTGGTATGCCGAGCGTCCGCCGTTGCGTGAATTATAACCGCTGTTCTCGTTCTGGTAGCCGCCGTTATAGTCGTTGTTGTTGTTCCAGTTCCGGTTGTTGCGGCTGCGCGCATCGCGCATGGCCTGCTGCCTGCCGTCCTGGAAGCCCTTCTGCATCGCCTGGCGGTAGCGATTGCTGTTCTGGTTTTCGTAACGGTCGTCGTTGCGGTTATTGTCCCGGTTGTTGTACCCGCCGTTATCGCGATCCCTCTGACTTTGCGCGCTTGCGTCCGTACCTGTAATAAGAATAAGTCCGAAAGCGATCGAGAGCGCTATTGCGGCGCCTTTTAATGTTTTTTGTAAGTTTTTCATAATGCTGTATTTCTCCCCGCGGCTGTATAGGGCAATGCCCGTGCCAAAAGCGAATTTGGGCGCAAAATCCCGGACATCCGGAAATATGACGGTGGATATGATACGCAACTGGTATAAAACTATACGGATTTGAGTAGGCGGGGCGATTCGCCCCGGGCGGGACCTTCGGCGACCCTGCCGACACTATAGATAACGACCCGGGAGGGCGGGGAAGCGCGTCGAAAGGCCCGTGCGCGCCTGGAAACGCGATTGACAGACAAGGGGCTTTTGTTTAAGATAAAGCGTTTTTTATCTTTCCTTTAATCAGGTGACGAGGTCCCCACAACAAATGAGCCTTTGGGAAAAATTAAAGCGGTTATGGGATTTTTTCGGCGGCGAAGAAAATAAGACTTTTCTGCGTTGGCGAAGAAAGAAGAGGAGAGATATTTTTATCCGGTCCTACCTGTCCCTGACGCTCGCCTGCCTACTCGCTTTCCTCGCATTAGTTAGAGAATTAGTCGATATTTTCGCCAATGATTATCTCGAAACGACACCCTGGCTCTTCTGGCCATGGATCGTTTTTCTGTTCTGCCTGATCGCGGCGGTGTTTGGCGCGGTCGTTTGGGAAGTACTGGGAGACAAACTCGATGTTTCGGAGCGGGAAAAACGTTTTGCCGTGGGCATGAGGGACCTGCTGTCCGAAATAGAAAAGTTGAAAAAGCACGTTTGGGCCGCCCAGAACACCGGAAAGGTCAACGATGAGCTTAATTCCTTCATCGATAAATTCCTGAATACTTCATGTCATGTATTATGCGGAGGCAACAAGGTCCATGCCGGCGTTATGTTTCATGATACGCAGACCAACTCGCTCAACCTTTATAACAGGACGGACGGTTCCGCTTATCCGGATGACGTCACGATCGTATTGGATGAAACAAAGGACGATACTGAAAAGGGGCCGGCCGAGATGGCGTTCAATAAAACATTGATGGCCCATATGCCGGAAAAATCCAAAAAAATAGGATGGGTCTATAACGAGCTCGATGGTGAATACGTATTTAAGGAGTTTGTCAGGGGCTGGGTCGAACCGCCGGCTTCCGATTCGGAAATTTTCGAATCGGTCCTTTCGATCCCGATCACGAGCTACGCGAAGGAAGGAAAGAAAGCATATCACGGCGTTTTGAATTATACGACGGCGGCAAAAGACCACTTCATCCCGCGCGACTATGTTATGGCCGTGTGTTTTGCGAGTATCCTGGCCCAGGCCAAAGACGCCGCCCGGTTCAGGATCGAGCAGTTATCCCAACCTGCACCCGCCGCCCACCCAAAGAAGCACAAATAGAAAAATCGGGGGAAGACTCTCTCCTCCCGCCGATCGCGGAAATCACTCGAACTGTAAATTACCTAAGGGTTTATTTGGCCACCGGAACGGTGGCAGGTTTGGGGAAGTTAGCGATATTTTTGACCGCTTTATCAAAGGTAGTAGCGAAGTCTTCCTGATTGTTTCGAGCCTTATCGCTCAGGTTATCGGTATCCGCATCTAAGATCAGCGGCTGCTGGCGCAGGATCTCGGACAGCGAAGGCACCGTAGCCTTTCCGTTCCCCTGGCCGTTACCGTTAGTGGGTTTCTGTTCTGCCATTTTGCTCTCCATAACTAGTCACCAAAATGAAATAATAAAACTACCTAAAAGGCTGCTGCACCACTTTTCAGTGTAAATAAGATGCAAAAATTATTCCAGACGGCTAATTTCTCGCCCGCCGGGGGCCATTATTCTCCGATTCGCGTGAATAATAAAAATCTAACTCACCTGCCGGTAATACTTTGTACCGGATCTTCTAAATATGAACGTCTCTCAAAGAAATTTTTGCGAACCCAGAAAATTCCATACCAGTTATCAATACCCGGTCAATCTGATACGTCAGATACGTCAATATGACCGATTTGAATGCAAAGAGCAATCGACATAGGTAAAAAAAACCGGAGCGTATTTTAAAAAGTCTCCTCTCTTGGGTCAGTCAAAAACTTACTCCAGAAAAACGTTGCGTTGCCGAATTCTATACCAACAGGAAACAAAATTCAATACCTTTTATTTCAAAAACCTTCTTAAAGAGATACGTCGTCTGATAATGAAATGTTCGGTTGTCATGGGATCATGCCGGACGGCGGTTGAAAGAATGCAGGCCTGAAAGACCCACGGCGATTGTAATTCGGTTTGAGTGCGAACGCAAGAAAAAAGAGGTCACCGATAGCTCAATGACCCGTAATCTTTTCTTTTTATTCTGACTTTCGGTATTCTGTTTTTTGTATTCTAACGTGTGGTAGCGCATAGGGGAATTGAACCCCTGTTTCAAGGTTGAGAACCTTGCGTCCTAACCACTAGACGAATGCGCCATGGCTTGTGTAGAGTAAAAACTCTCACATATCTTACCAGATATTGAAAGATTTCAAAAAGCGGAGCATACTCTAAATTATTATGACCCCAAAAGGATTTATTGCCGGTTGTTTCTTGTTGGGCGGGTTGCTTTTGACGCTCTATGGGATTAGGGCAAATCCCTACGTATTTGTCGTGGGCGTAGTAGCAACTCTTTATGGTGGTATAACACTCTTTCGGATGCGCAAAAGAAAGATAGACGTTACGAAGTAACGACATTTTGGATTTTGGATTTTGGGTTTTGGATTCCGAAAGCTGGTCGCCTCGCTCCCGAATTTACTTCCTTTTTTGAAATCTCGCCTACCCGGGTTTCTTGTTTCTACCTTTGCTTTTGCAAATCCGAAATCCAAAATCTAAAATCCCAAATCCCGGGATAGCTTGCTATTCCGGGCAAGACAGTCCATACTAACCCAGTTAATCCTTCTCTTGCGTCAGAAATGACGCGCTCGTCAAAGACGGTTTTTGGATAAGTTTGAGAGCAGGCCCCGATAATAGTTACAGAAGTCGCTCTTGAATTTTTTGAGCATCCGAAACCCGAACCTTCGCAGCAGACCGTTTTTCTCCGAAGATAATCCGATTCGACGCTTCTTTTAGAAAATTCCCAATGGGAATAAGGTATTTAATTTTATGTCAATGAAACTTTACGTAGGAAATCTTTCCTTCAACACAACACAAGCGGACCTCGAGAAGATCTTCGGCGAAGTCGGAACGGTTGATTCAACCAACATCATCACAGATCGTGAAACCGGCAACTCGCGCGGTTTTGCTTTTGTCGAAATGTCTTCGCAGGAAGAAGGCCAGAACGCGATCGCGCAGCTTGACGGCAAAGAGATCGACGGCCGCAATCTGAAGGTCAATGAAGCTAAGCCCCAGGAAAAACGTGCCGGTGGCGGCGGTGGCTATGGCGGCGGCGGCGGCTACGGCGGCGGCGGCGGCGGAAGAAGCAACAAGCCCTGGTAAGACAGAAGGCAGTAGACAGAATACAGTAGACAGAAGAGTTCGTTGAGTTCATTGAGGTTCTTCCTTCTGTATTCGATATTCTGTATTCTAAATAAATTTCCCGCCCGGTGCTTTGTTCACCTTGGGCGGGTTTTTACATTTATTCCCGGTATTATATGACCCCCGAACAGATACGCAGCGAGTTTACACTGATCTTTAACGAGGCGCTGGCCACGCTCGAGGAAGAGAGATTTTTCGAGGTCAGCTTTGCCGTCGGCGATGGGCTCGAGCGCTCGCGGTTTACGGCGCCCGGCGAGGCATTCCGATCGTACGAAGCGCGGGTAGCGACGGGGAACAGGGACGTGGCGGTAAACGCCAAGACCGAGAAAATAGAATTCCGGGGGGCGAGCTACGCTCCTTTTCTACTGGCCCTTTTTAAGACCTCGCAGGGCGCGGCCCTCGAATGGCCGGTCCAAAAGGTGCGCGAATTTAACGAGCTGGTAATGACGTCATTGACCGCGATCTACCTGGAATCGCTGGACGACGCGGACGCCCAGGTAGCGATCGGGATCCGGGAGGAGTTGATTGAATCATTGAGCCATTTAGTGATTTAGTGATTGAGTCATTGAGGGATTTAGTGATTGAATCATTGAGTCATTGAGTCATTCTTGCAATCAGTCAATCAATCAATCAGTCAATCAATCAATCAATCGATCAATCAGTCATTCTTGCAATCAATCAATCAATCAATGAGTCAATAAAAACATTGCTATGGGACTACTAAAAAACCTATTCGGTTCGGGCAAGAAAGCGGCGGCGGTCAGTGAAACGGCGATGGGCGAGGACGCGGCATGGCAAGAATCTGCCGCCGCGCCGGCCGAGGCCGAGATACCGGCTGCTGCTCCGCCCGAGATAAATATCGACGAGGCTGAGCGGCAGGCGCTCGTCAGGCTGGGACAATCGGCGAACGGGATTTCGGCCGAGGCGTTTGGGCAGGGCATGGACATGGAAAGCATGGCGGCGCTCTACCGCCTGGACAAGCTGGTCAAGCTCGGCCTGGTAAAACGAAGCCGCCCGATGTTTATGCAGCCGGAGGTATATGAATTAACGGAACGAGGGCGGGAGGAATTGAAGGATTTGGTGATTGAATGATTGATTGATTGACTGATTGATTGACTGATTGGAAGAATGACTCAGTGACTCAATCACCCGATCACTAAATCACCCAATCACCCAATCCCTTAATCTTCCCGCCTCTCAACCAACGTCCGGGTCGTATGCTCGGTTACGCTCGAGACGGTATCCCGGGCGGTCAGCGGCTGGCCCTCGTTGAGGCCCTTCATCACCACGTCGGGCAGGGGGCGGGTGTCGGCGGGCGGCGGTTCCCCCTTCTTTTCTTTCCTGGCGCCCCGCGTCCGGTGAAACAGCAGCCACAGCAAGCCTCCCTCCGAAACCAGCAGCAGCACAAAACTCATCAGCGCGATCGACATTACTACCTCGTCGCGAAAGTCGAGCTCTTTTTTCATCACGACCAGCAGGCCTATGATGATCCCGATACCTGCGATCGGGATGGCGAGGATCGCCGACACCAGCAGGTTGAACGACGATTCGGACATCTGCTCCGGGGCGCCGTCTTTCGCGCCGCCGATCCGCGCACCGCAGGTGTTGCAGTAGCTAAGGCCGGGATTTACGGTATTTCCACATGCTTGACAGAACATAAGAAGCAGTACGGTAGTTTAGTATTCAAAGTTCAAACTGAGAAGACAGAATACAGCATACAGAATATAGAATATAGAATAAAGAAGTCCTGGCTACGCCGTGCGAATGTGCGGAAGGGCTAAGCCTTTCCGCACATTCATGCGGCAAAGCCGCGAAGAACCCGTTGGCTAAAGCCAATAGCAATTTAAAGGGACCAAATCAAAGGTCAAAGATCAAAGATCCTGCTTATCCTGTTTAAAGAATGCATTTGCCCGCTTCCCGAACGCCAGCCGGTATACCAGGAAACCCACGAGTCCGAATAAAGCCAGGCCAATAGTGAGCGCGCCCAGGGATTCCGCCGGACTCCGGTACCGGCCAAATCTCGCAAAACTGTTCAGCACGCCCCCAACGAAGATCAGCGATAAGCCTGCCACGGCAATCCAACGCCCATAACTCTTTCGCCTCACCAGCCCCTCTAAACCGATAATAAAAACGATCGTGAACACTATCGAACTGACGATCGAGGCAATGGTCAGAATAGAGAGATCGCCCGGGCCAGACCTTGTCGCTATGTAATAAATGTTCAGTGCCCCGGCCAGACCCCAGATGGCCGCCAGGAGGCCCATTATCACTTGTGCGATCCAAACCGACGCAGGGCGTGTCGGTAGTTCGTGGTTAGTGGTCAGTGGTTCGTTGATCATAGTTCGTTGAGTTCCTTGAGTTCATTGAGTCAGTCGGATCTGCATTCTTTCTTCCAATCCAAAATCCAAAATCTAAAATCCAAAATCCAGTTGCCTCTGCCGTCGGTTGTGGATCTCGATCTCGACATAATCGATAAACGCCGTGTAGGCGATATCGCGCTCGGCCGGGCCGGCAAAGGCCGGGCTGCGGCCCAGTACGTGGTTCCGGGGATCGTGGACCCGGAAATAATATTCGTCCGACCGGGTCTTGAGCCTTTTGATAAAGATCGGGTAATCGGCCCGGCGCAGGATCAGCTCGAGCTCGGCGGGCAGGTCGGTGGTTATGTGGTCGGCCAAGGGCATTTCGGATTTCGGATTTGGGATTGCGGATTTGAGAAGGTATCCGGAATCTCAGATCTCAAAAGAAGCTTAGCGCAATGGCGCAAAGGGCGCAAAGAAGAAATTTTACACGGATAATTCGATTTGGGATTTGGGATTGCAGATTTGGATCTTTAAATTGCCGTCTGCTTTAGCTGACGGTTAGAGGTAGAGAAAATCTTCCGGCTTTAGCCGAACTGATTTGGGGCTAAAGCCCTGGAGTTTGTCAGGTCTCTAACCGTTGGCTAAAGCCAACGGCAATTTAAAGGAAGGAGCACCCCACTGCCATATTCTATTTACTGACCACTTTTCTCTTAAAAATCATCGAAATCCCACATACCTTAAAAACCGTCATTCAAAATAATCGATTCAGCAGGTAATCTCATTCGTGTATGAGCGCTAAGCCCCCGGCGAATCAGCCCGACACCAAACAACAAAATAATGACAGGAATTTGGCAGACGGCCAGGCGGCCCCCGCTGATACCAGCACTGCGCTGCTCTACACCGAAAGCGATCTCGCGGCGCGGGCCGAGGAATTGAAACGCGCAGGGACCGATGCTCTCCAGGCGGAAAACGAGGAACTCAAAAAGAGCCTGCGCCTGCGCGACGCCCGCGATGAGATCACCGCCGCGCTGAAAAAAGCCGGGGCGAGATCGCCCGAGCTGCTTTTTAACTCGGCGAAAGAATCGCTGCAGTTCGACACCGAGGGGCGCGTTGCTAACCCGGCCGCGCTGGTCGAGAGGCTCCAGGGCAAGTTTCCGGAACAGTTCGGGTTCGAGACGCCGGCCGGGTCGATCGATGGCGGCGCCGGGAAAAACTCGGACACGAACTACCTGACAAAAGAAAAGCTGTCCAAAATGACCGCCGCCGAGATATCCAGGCTGGATTGGCAGGATGTGAGAAAAGTCCTGGCCGAAGGCTAACCGATTTCGGATTTGGGATTTCGGATTGCGGATTTGAAGTTGTCCCCCACGGGGACAAATATTAAAGCCCAGGGTCAGCGAGCGCTCGCGAGCGCCACCCTTGGTAGACGAGAAAAAACGGTCCCGACCCTGAAGGGGTCGAACAATATTGAAAGACAGACCACCACAGCCCCTTGGGCCACCCTCCTAACGTTGGGGGGAGCTTTTTGAACGCTACGCGTTCATGTGGGGGCGGGTCGCTCCCCACGACAGCCGCCGGGTCGGCGGCGCTACATTCTGAACGCTGCGCGTTCATTGCAAGCGAGACGCTTGCGCTCCAGTCAGCGCGTTGAGCCAAGGCCCACGCTCCAATCAAAATAACGATCTGTTAAGAGAGCCGGCAAGATGCCGGCGCTACACCCAACAAAAATTATGGCACTGAATTTTATACCTACCGTATGGGCGGCGAGATTGCTCGTTGCATTGGAAAAGGCCCTGGTTTACGCGCAGGACGGAACCGTCAACCGCGATTACGAGGGCGAGATAAAGGAATCGGGCAACACCGTTAAGATCGGCTCTATCGGCGAAGTGAACATCGGCGATTATGTTAAAGACACAAATATCTCCGACCCCCAGATACTTACCGACCAGGACCAGAGCCTGCTTATCGATCAATCGAAATATTTCAATTTCTATGTCGATAGCGTCGACCGCGCGCAGCAAAACGTAAACGTCATGGATGAAGCCATGCGCCGGGCTGCCTGGGCCCTTCGCGAAAAGGCCGATACGTACATCGCCGGGATCATGGATATAGCGGTGCCGGCGGGCAACAAGATCGGCTCCACCGCCACGCCGAAGATCCCGACCAAGGACGACGCCTATGAATACCTGGTCGACCTGGGCGTGCTGCTCGATGAAGCCGATACGCCGATCGACGGCCGTTTCGTGGTCGTGCCGGCATGGTTCCATGGGCTGCTGTTAAAGGATGAGAGATTCGTGAAATCCGGAAGCTCGAGATCGGACGCGACCCTCGCCAACGGCGAAGTGGGCGAAGCGGGCGGCTTCAAGATCCTGAAATCCAACAACGTCCCCAACACCACGGGCACAAAGTACAAGATCATGGCCGGTCATTCGATCGCTACGGCCTACGCCGAGCAGATCGTCGACCTGCAAACGTACAAACCGGAAAAACGGTTCGGCGACGCGGTCAAGGGGCTTCATGTCTACGGCGCGAAGGTCGTGCGGCCGAATAGCTTGGCCGTGTTGATCGCGAATAAGAGCTAGGTAATCGATCAATCCATAAACTTCCGGGCCTAACGGCCCGACCAAGTTCACCGGGGCGGAAAGGGAGAGGAATTTAGACGCATAGAATATCGCCATTCCCACATAAGCCCCTGTGAGTAATTTACTAAAAATGAGAGCTGAAATAATCAGTATTAGCAACGGCAGCCTGCAGGGCAGCAAGATATCGATGGTCCGGGGCGACACGCTCGAGATCATGCTGCGCGTGCTGCGCGACGATAATTCGCCGGTCCTGCTCAATCGGTTCGAGGGTTACGGCGGGACATCGAACGAGCGCAGCCCGGACACGGCAACTAACCATCGCCTCTCGATGGAGTTTACCGCGCCCTTAAAGGACGGCGGCGATATCCGTGTTTTCTATCGCACGACCCAATCTGCCCGGCAGATCCTCTATGGCCCCACCGACGAATTGACCGTGCTTATCGATCAGAGGCTGACCCGCCGGCTGCCGGCGCCCATGGCCCTGAATTTCGACATGCAGATCACGGAGTTCATCGGCGAAGGCCGCCGGATGAGCACTATCTACCAGGGCGTGCTGCAGGTCGATAAGGACATTACTTCAACGTACTAGTTTATAGAGTTCATTGAGTTCATTGGGTGATTGAGTGATTGATTCAATCACTCATTCTTCCAATCTCTCAATGATTCAATGACTCAATCACCAATTGATATGACTCCTATACAAAAGATCGGCCGGATGACGGCCTCCGATTCTGAACCGGCCCTGGCCGTCGAAGACCTCGAGCAGCTGCTCGCGGACAGCGGGCGCCCGGATGCGGCCGGCCGGCCCCCGACCGACCTCAACTGGACGCCGACCTACGAACTCAATGCCGCGGCGGCCGAGGGCTGGCGCTGGAAAGCGGCCCGCGCCGGCGAACTGACCGCGGTGGACCTCGACGGCACGAAACTATCGGCCGAACAGATCTTCGAGCACTGCGAGCGAATGATCCAGGTATATTCACGGCGAATTAAAGCCACCGTCGATTTTTGATCTTAGATTGTAACGCCGCCGACCCGGCGGCTGTCCGGTGGGCGACCCGCCCACCGTGCGGAAGCGAGTCGCTTCCGCTACAGCCAGCGAGTCGCTCGCGGTACAAAAAATGAAAGCCGAGACCTACCAAAACCTGACCACCGGCGCGCTCGACCGGCTCCGCATACAGATCTTCGGTGACGAATCGTTAAAACTGTTTCAGATCACACCGGAGACCGGCGAGGCCGAGGTGGCCGAGTTTACCGAAAACTGGGGAGGCCGGCGGCTCGTTGCCACAACCGATGCCGGACGCGCCGAGGCGGGCGCCTGGCAATTCCAGGTAAAGGCCGACGACGATTGGCAGACCTCGCAAACCTACATGTCGCAGGTGGTCGCACTTAGGGTGGGCGGCCGGCGATGGAAAGTGAAAAAGATCGAAACACCGGTCGGGAACGTGAGGGTGTGGAAATTGAAGGCGGAGGTGCAGTGAGTGATTGACGGATTGACTGATTGAATCATTGATTCATTGAATCATTCTTCCAATCACTCAATCCCTCAACCACTCAATAACTCAATGACCAATGCTTGACATAAAAGTCGACAACAAAATTCCCGAGTTGTTCCAGAAGCTCGAAGCCGCGGTTTCCAGGTTCGTCCAAACCTCGGCCGCCGATCTGGGCGATGCGGCGCGGGCTGCGATGGGCGGGCCGCGATCGGGCCGCCTGTATGGTTCACACCAGGCGTCGGCCCCGGGCGAGCCGCCGGCCAGCCGGTCGGGCAAATACCTTTCCGGCATCGAGATACTGGAGGGCAGCAGCCTGGAGGCCAAGGTCGGCGCGAGTGTTTCTTACGCCCCGATCCTCGAATACGGGCTTAACCGGCCGCTGTGGAGCAAGGTCCTGACCGAGGCGCTGCCGACGCTCGAGACAAAGCTCGCCGATGAGATCGCTGGACTATGAAGGGAAATAATGAGCGCCGCAGGGAAATGAGCTGCACGCGGAAACGGGCTTTTCAAACCGAGAATTATGCTGCGATGTACCTTGAAAATGTATTAAAACGCGCGGGCGAAATGGATGTTTACCGCTGCGGATTCTGTAAAGAGTTTCATCTGGGCCACGGCCGTAGACTTGAGAAGAGGAGATGATTCGATTTTGGATTTTAGATTTTGGATTTTGGATTGGAAGAAAGAAGACCGGAATCCGGTGTTACAAATGGGTATCAACTACCGCACCAGTACGAAATCCAAAATCTAAAATCCAAAATGGATATATATGGATAAACAGATACGTTTAGCGCTAAAACTGATCATCGCCACCCTCTACCCCGAGGCGCGGGTGTTTGCCTGGAATGCGCTCTCGCACGATCTGGGCGAATGGGCCGGTATGTTTCGCGGTGCCTCGGGCGGCACTCACGGCTGGATCATAAAGCGCTCCGGCGCCAGGGCCGAATGGAAAAACGGCCGCCGCGACCGCAAGACCGCCATCTACGATGTGTGGGGATTCTACGCCTTTAACGCCGGTAACGAGGAAGCGAATTCCGATAACGAGTTTGCGGAGATCCTCGACGCCGTGTACGAGGCCGTAAAGATGAGCCCGACCCTTGAGCTATCGAGCGTCGAGGGCCACTCACTTCTGCAGATCGCCGCCAACACGACGATCGATACCGGCGAGGAGACCCTGCATTTTGCCCAGGGCAGATTAGAGGTAAAACTGTGCTGTTAGCACAGGGTCCAAGGTCCCAGGTCCAAAGTCCAAAGTCGGATGACGGATGCCCGGTCTTGACCTTGGACATTGGACTTTGGACTAACTTTAAACCCTTGAATTTTAACGAACTGAAAAACTATGAGAACTGAAAATACCCAAATAGCAATTTCCACCGTGTGCGAATCGTCTTTCAACACGCCGAAAACCAGCGCCAGCGATTTCGAAGGCCTGCCCACGACCGAGCCCTTTTTTCTTCTTCCGAAGGTTGAAAAGGTAAACGACGGGGGCCGTGTCGGCCGCAACGCCCCGACGCATCTCTGCAATACTTACTGGTCGCACGGCGAGGTCTCGATCAAGGACGATGTCGACACCAATGTGCCGGCGAAGCTTCTCCGGCGCGCGCTCGGCGGGGCATCGACCCCGACGGCCGTTGCCGCCGGCGTTTTCGATCACAACTTTACCATCCTGCCGCCGCAGCTGGGCGACGTTCTGCCTTCGTTCAATATTGTGGCGATCCTCGGCGCGTCGGATTTCCTGCTTTCCGGCTGCATGACCGACACCATCAAGTTCAGCCAGAAAAACGCCGATCGCGTGCAGTATGAGGCAAACCTGGTCGGCAGCGGCAAATTCACAAGCCCCTCGGCCATCACTCCCTTTCCGGCGATGGCGAACACGCCCTGCATGGACGGCTTCAAGGTCGAGGTGAAGTATACGGACGTCGACGCGACGGTCGTCAATCTCTCTACCCTCGGCAAAGTGGTCGAATGGATGGTAGAGCATAAAAATAATATCCGCCGCGACAAGCGCCGGACCGGCGACCCGATCCAAACGATCACGAATGTAGGAAGCGCGGCCCACGCCCGCAAGCAGCCCCGCGGAAAGTATGAAACGACGGCGCAGGTCACCGTGGATTTTAACGATCTTTCGGACTGGAACAAGTCGATAAAGAACGAGCAGCTGACCAATCTGAGCTTTCTTATCCCGGGCCCGCAGATCGGCACCACCATTTATCGTCACGAATTCGAGATCATCATCCCGCTGTTCAGCTTCGAGACGCCCGACACCGGCGACGACGACGGCGACGCGACGACGCCGATCAACATCATTTGCCTGGAAGATCCGGTAACCAAAGGGACCATGAAAGTGCGGATCAGGAATGCGACGTCGACGCTCGCGTAGCGGCCGGTCCAAAGTCCGTAGTCCAAAGTCCAAAGTCGGACGAACGCTTTTGACCTTGGACTTTGGACCTTGGACCTTGGACTCTTGAGAAAATTATGCCAAAAAAAACAACAAAAACAACCGAAGAACTGACCGAGGAATTCTTTGCGTTCGAGCGCACTGAATATGAAAAACGGGTGCCCGCGGCGTTTCCGCGAGTACCGGTAATGGCGCTGGCCGAGTTAAGCGAGCTACCGGATTTTGAAGACAGCCCCGCGGAACCGGAACCGCCGGAAGTGCCAATGGAAGAACTGCCCCTGGTGAAACCGGGGCTCAAGGTTTAGCCGGTTTTGGATCTTTGACCTTTGATCTTGGACCTTTGATTCTTCCTTTAAATTACCGTCAGCTAAAGCAGACGGCAATTTAAACCGGAAACGCGAACAGAAGGAGATAATAATTTTGAACGAAGAAGTTTTGGAACAGAACCACCCCGGCGCGGACGCGCCACCCCTCCTCGATAAGGAAGGGAGCTTAGAAACAAACCCAGCGCTCGCCGGCGCGCCGCCCCGCCTGGCCGGGAAGGGGAACGCAGAGCGCGGGCAGGATGCCCCCGATACTGCCCGCGCGCCTGCGGCGCTGCAGCCAACCGGCTACAAGCTGGACTGGCAGGATGCCGAAATCCGCCTTGCCAAAGGGCGGTTTACACACACGCTCTCGCGGCCATCCGCGGAAATGATGATCGCGCGCGAGGACGAGCTCCAGCCCGAAATACCGATCGCCAAAGACGGGAGCTTTGCCCTGCCGGATTCGACCGCGCAGGAGGAAACCGACGCCAGGTATTACGACCGGATCGTCATAAAAACCGAGGGTTACACCGCCGAGATACCGACCGCTCACAAGGCGGCCGCCTTCCAGGGGCTCTTTCGCCGCGAGATCTATCTCGACCCCGGGTGCGATATCTTCGGCGCCGAGGTCACGGTCCTGGAAGAGATCGGCGGCGGGGAAGAGCCGGATTTCACCATCCGTCACACCCTGCGCCAGCCGACCGAGGCCGAGCTAAAAAAATGCCGGCAAGGTTCGTCCGGCGGGCGTCTTTTGCCCGACAAGCGCGGACGGCAAAAGCTCGTCACCTCGTCGAACCTTCGCTCGGCGATGCGCTTTTACAACACCTGGCTGGTCAGGGTCGAGGGCGCTACCGTCGGCGGAAACACCTTCTCCCCCGATAAACGGGACGAGTTTGTCGCCCTGGTCGACCCGCTTATCCAGCGCAAGGTCGTCACCGTTTTGGTCGACGAGCTGACCGGCGGATTATTGGACTAGCCGAAGCTCTCGCCGCTCATTTCTGCGGCCATATCGACTGCGTCAACCAGACGAAGGGCGAGAGCTGCCCGGGTTCCGCGGAGTGCCGCGATACGCGCGGAATGCCGCTCAACCGGTACGCCGCGACCCAGACGGAGGATGAAATATGCAGGGGCTGCCGGCTGCTGCCGACCAAGCCGGAAGCCGTCCCCGAGGAGTTGCAGGGGTTTATATACCAGGCGCTGGGCCTCTCGGAGCTGGAGCGCGCGGGCGCGAAATTCGACTACCCCGGCGGGCTGAGCCCACTGGAATGGGACCTGCTTCGCGGGCTGATCCGGGGCCGCGAGCGGGCCGAAAATCTCCGGCAGGAGCGCGAGCGAGCCGACGAACGGCTGCAGGAGAAGAAAAGACGATGAAAAGAAGTCCAAAGTCCAATGTCCAAAGTCCAATGTCGCCTTTTTCCGACCTTGGACCTTGGACATTGCACCTTATCTTCCAATCCGCGATCCAAAATCCAAAATCTAAAATCCAAAACCGGTATGGCTGACCTAACTATTTCAATCTCACTCGACGCTTCGGGTCTTACTTCGGGTATTCAAAATGCGAGATCCGAGATGGAATCGCTTGCCCGGACCAATCTTGCCGCCCTCGGCGGACAGTTCAAAAATATCGGCGAGAGCATAAAGGCCGCGGGCGAAAAGATCAGCGGTTTCGGGCAATCGCTCACCTCGAGCCTGACCGGGCCGCTTGTGCACCTCGCGGAGATGGGCCTCGGGTTTTCGGCCATGCGCGAGCGCGCCGAGCTTTCTTTCTCGGTCCTCCTGGACAGCGGCGAAAAGGCCAAGGCCCTGATGGCCGATCTGACCTCCTTCGCCGATGCGACCCCCTTCGAGTCGCAGGAGATCATCGATGCCGGTAAAAAACTGGTCTCATTCGGCGTCGACGCCAAAGACGTAAAAGGTATCCTGACCGATCTGGGCGACACGGCCGCCACGATGGAGGTAAATATAACGGACGTCGCGAGCGCTTTCGGCCGTCTCAAGGCCGGTGATTTCGGCGAGGCGTTCGAACGGTTTCGCGATTTCGGCATCTCCCGCGAAATGCTCGAGGGCCAGGGGCTCAAATTCGACAAATCCGGCCAGTTCAAGGGAAGCGTGGACGAGGCCATGAACGCCGTGCGCGCCGTGATGAAAGACAAGTTCGGCGGCACGATGGACAAGCTGTCCGATTCGGTCTCCGGCAAGCTGGCCACGCTCGCGGACAAGGCCAAGGGGCTGCTCGTAAAGCTTTTCGAGCCGGTCCAGCCGGCCCTTGCCCAATCGCTCGACTACCTTATCAAGGTGGTCGAAAACGTCATTACATGGTTTGAAAACGCGCCGGCCGGGGTAAAAGTATTCATCCTGGTGCTGGGCGCGCTCGCCGCCGCGATCGGCCCGGTGCTGGTCGTGCTCGGCACTATCGTAACGGCTGTCGGGGCGTTTATATCCGCCATCGGCGCGATTGCCGCGGGCGGCACGGCCGCCGTCGTGATCGCCGCGATCGCCGCCGCCATCGGTATTCTGGTCGCCGGGATCGGCATTGCTATCGGTGTCGTCTACGCCCTGAAAGAGGCTTGGGATAACGGCTTCGGCCCGATCGCATCGGTCGTCGCCATTGCCGTCGGACTGATCCTGACCGCCATTTCGCCCATCCTAGGCCTGCCCATCCTGATCGGCGCGGTCGCGATGACCATCTACGAGATGTGGGCGACCAATTTCGGCGGGCTGCAGGAATTTACCGCCGTACTCTGGGCCAAGGTCCAGGAATATTTCAACATCGCGATGACCGCTATCAAGCAGCTGGTCAACGATATCGGCGGCGACGTCATCGCCTGGTGGACTGAAAATTACCCGCTTATCCAGCAGACCGTCCAGACCGTATCCGATGCGATGCGCGCCTATATCCAGAATTTTCTCAATGCGGTTAAGGCTTTCTGGGACCTCCACGGCGAGCAGATCATGTCGGTCGTCAAATCGATCTGGACCATTATCTCGACCGTCGTGCGCACCGGCGTAAACGTTATTCTCGGCGTGGTCCGGATGGTAATGCAGATCATCAACGGCGACTGGGCCGGCGCCTGGAACACAGCCTTAAGTATCGTTCAGAAGATCAACAGCGCCATTTGGAAGGTCCTCGGCGAGCTCGGAAATATCGTCGTCAAGGCCCTGGCGTTCGTCCTCACCGAGATCGCGAGCCTGGCGACCAGGGCCGCTACGCAGGCAGCCAGGATCGGCGAGAATATCGTCAACGGCATTATAAACGGCATCTCGTCGCTGGCCGGCAGCCTGAAGAATTACGCCAGGTCTCTTATCACCAGCATGTTCGGCGTGATGAACAACGCCGCCGAGACGCGCTCGCCCTCGATGGTCACGACCCGGATGGGCATGTTTATCGGCCTCGGCCTGGTGAACGGGCTTAATAATGCCGCCCCGCTGGTAAACACGGCGGCGAAAAAGATGGTCGAATCGTCGCTGGGCAATATGGGCAAGGAGGCGAAAAAGGCGGTCAAGGAATTTCAGGACCTGGCCGGCTCGACCGCGCAGCAGCGGCAGGATACCGTAACCATCGCGCAATTCGGCGAGGGTAAATCCCATCTCGACGAGCTGATCAAGCTCCGCGCCGAGCTCAACCAAAATGTCAGCCAGGCGCTGCCCAAGACGCTGGCCGGCGTCAACGACGAGCTGAAAGAGCTCGGCAAACAAAAACAGGGTATAAAGGACGCCGCCGACATGCTGGCGCAGTTCGACGAGCAGATCGGCAAGATCAAAAATAAGGACGTCCGCAAGAGCAATCTCGACCGCGCCAACGAGCTGTTGGCCGACCCGGTCCGCTCCCGGGGCATCGCCGACGGCGGCGTCGAGCTAAGGAAAAAAGCCGCGGAGCTCGATGAGCTTTCCCGCGTCCAGGCCATCACGGCGGCGCGTGAAAAAATGAACGCATCCGTGGCCGGCGCCAACCAGCAGCTGGCCGATGAGATCGCCCTGCTCGAAGCCAAAAAAGCGAAGAATTTCGAGATGACCGCTGCCGAGCAGCAGGCTTTCCAACAGAATTTAAAGAACGCCGAAGAGCTCAGGAAATTTCGCGAGAGCCTCGAAAAAGACGGCCTGAATAAATCGGATATCGACGGCCTGGTCGAGGAAATGCAGCGCCAGCAGGCAGCGGTCGAGCAGCTGAAGGAGTCCAAAGCGTCGCTCGAGGCGCAGGACAAGCTCTATACCGATACCATGGGCGGTATGAATGCGACCCTCGCCGAGCTGAACCAAAAACTCGCCGGTAATACCCAGCTGACCGAGGCCGATACGCTTGCCAAGATCAAGCTGACCGAGGCTTACGCGGGGCTCACCGCCGAGCAGAAAAAGAACCTCGAGGACAAGGCCAAAGAGGTCGCGAAAAAGAGGGAACAGGTCGAGGACTTTGAAAAGGCCAAAAAACAGATGGAGGAATTCAAGGGCTTTATCAAGGATTCGCTCAACACCCTGGTCAACGACGGCTTCGGCGCGATGTTCAAGAGTATCTTCGATAAATTCAAGAAGATGCTGATCGATATGGCCGTCGAGTGGATCACCTCCAAGCTCTATAAGTTGATCTTCAAAGACGGCCAGGCCTCGGGCTCCGGCGGAGGGGCCGGCGGGATACTCCAGTCGTTCCTCGGGTTCCTCGGGATCGGTAAAAAAGGCTCCGGCGCGGCGGGTTCGGATGGCGGCGGCGGTTCGGACGGTGGCGGTAAGGTCGGCAGTTTCGGCGGGTTATTCGACCCGATCAAACCGATCTTCGGCGGGAAAAACGCCGCGCCCAGCCAGCTGGCCGGCACGATGAGCGGTATCGGGGCCCTCGCTACCCTGGCCGGCAGCATGATCGGCGGCCGGGTCGGCGGAATCATTTCGATGGCCGGCACGGGCATGTCGATCGGCGCCATGTTCGGCGGCCCGGTCGGGGCGGCCATTGGCGCCGGGGTAGGCGCGCTGGTCGGGCTCTTTATGGGCGACCCCAAGAAAAAGATCGACAAGAAAGAGAACATGCCCAAGCTGCAAAAAGGCTTTACCGATGCCATGCAGCAGCTGCGCGATCTGATGAACGACCGCAACGCGCTCTTCGGCGACCCCGAAGGCGCCGTGGCCAAGGCGATGGAGATCCGCGGGGCGATAGCCTCGGGTTTCGGCATCGAGTTCCAGTCGAAGAAGTATAAGAAAGAGGCCGCGGGCATGATCGCCTCCAAGCTGGTCGAGGCCGACCAATTGATCAAGCAGATCAAGGAAATGGCCGACATGGCGCGCGCGGCGAACAGCGTAAATACCCGGCTCGAGGCCGAATTCGCGACCGGCGTATTTGCCGACCGGGCGTTCATCCGGCAGCACACCAACTTCAAACGCCGCAACGGGCTGCTCGCCGGCGGCTGGACCGGACGCGACACGCTGCCCTCGATGCTCGCGGCGGGTGAGATGGTGCTCAATCCGAAACAGATCGACCGCGTCAGGTCCAATGCCGGGTTCGACGCCTTCCGCGGCGCCGGTATCCCGAACTACGCCTCGGGGACCTTTGTCGGCCCATCGACCAGTGCCGCTCCCGCTCCGGCAGCCGCGCCGGTGATGGTCCAGATCGTGCTCAACAATTCGGGCATCGTCGAATCGGACATCAAGGGCGTGCTGGTAAACGGCCTGAAACAGCCGGACGTCCAGGTCGAGCTCGTCAAGGCTTACGACAAGGGCAAGACGCGGGCGAGGAATTGA